ATAAACGTGGCGTTACTGCTGTTCTATTAGAAAACACAGAAAGAGCTCTCCGCGAAACCGGTGCTCGTTCATCTAGCTACTTAACAGAAACAACACATTCTAACCAAACAGGTAATGACGTTGATAACTTCGATCCAGTTTTAATCAGCTTGGTTCGTCGTGCAATGCCTAACCTTATTGCTTACGACATTTGTGGCGTTCAACCAATGACAGGCCCAACAGGCTTGATCTTTGCAATGCGCGCTAAGTATAGCAATTCATCTAACTCAGGCGTAGAATCATTCTACAATGAAGTTAACACAGCTTTCGCAACATCAGTTGGCGGTGCTAACACATTAGGTGACAAACACGTTGGCGGTTATCCAGGTAATACAACAACTGGTACAGCAAACTTAGCTGAAACTGGTATCTACAACTTTGGTGCTGGTATGTCTACAGCTACCGGTGAAGGTTTAGGTTCAGGTTCAACATTCCCAGAAATGGCATTCTCAATTGAGAAAGTTTCTGTAACAGCTAAAACACGCGCTCTTAAAGCTGAATACACAATGGAATTAGCACAAGACTTAAAAGCAATTCATGGTCTTGACGCTGAAACTGAATTGTCAAACATCTTAACAGCTGAAGTTTTAGCTGAAATCAACCGTGAAGTTGTTCGTACAATTGCTGTAACAGCACAAAGAGGTGCTTCAGCAGGTACAACAACAGTTGGTCGTTTCGACTTAGACGTTGATGCTAATGGTCGTTGGTCAGTTGAAAAGTTTAAAGGCTTAATGTTCCAAGTTGAACGTGAAGCTAATCAAATCGCTAAAAACACTCGTAGAGGTAAAGGCAACATCGTTATCTGTTCATCAGATGTAGCTTCTGCTTTACAAATGGCTGGCGTTCTTGATTACGCTCCTGCACTTAACAGCAACAACTTACAAGTAGATGATACTGGTAATACATTTGCTGGCGTGTTAAACGGCCGTATTAAAGTGTATATCGATCCATATGCAACTGGTAACTACTTGGTTGTAGGTTATAAAGGTGCATCAGCATTTGATGCAGGTTTATTCTACTGCCCATACGTTCCACTCCAAATGGTTCGTGCTGTAGATCAATCAACATTCCAACCTAAAATTGGTTTCAAAACTCGTTACGGTATGGTTGCAAATCCATTCGCTGAAGGCGGCACAGCAGGTCTTGGTGCACTAACAGTTGATAGCAACGTTTACTACAGACGTGTGTTAGTTGACAATATCTTATAGCCTAAGAAATCTCCAAAGAGAGATGCTAAAAGAGCTGCTTCGGCAGCTCTTTTTTTATGCCTAAATAGTCGAGGAGGACAACAATGTCGATAGCAACTACAACACCAACAAATACTAATTTTTTATCACCTCTTGGGTTTCGGTTCCAGATAAAAAAGACACCACATGTTAATTACTTCGTACAAGAAGTTAATTTACCAGCCATGGCTTTAGGCGTCACTTCAATACCTTCTCCATTCATTAAAATCCCAGTACCCGGCGATCACTTACAATTTGGCGATCTTGATATTACTTTTAGAGTAGATGAGGATATGAAAAATTATCTTGAAATCTATAATTGGATGATTGCAATAGGTAAGCCAAATGATTTTGACCAATATGCTGCCATTTACAATAAAGATCAAGGTGCAGGAGAAGGCATTTATTCCGACTTGACACTTACAGTTTTATCAAGTGCCATGAATCCAACATATGAGATTACTTTTGTCGATGCATACCCAACATCTATTTCAGGATTACAATTTTCGTCAGAGATGAGTGATATAGAATATCTACGAAGCACTGTTTCTTTCCAATATAGAATCTTTAATATTACAGCATTATAAGTTGCATTAAACCACATATTATAGTATAATATCATACATTATCATCATGTATTAATTGTTTATGAAACTTGACGAAATACAATCAGTGTGGGACAACGATTCAAAATTAGACCGAACAGAACTCGGTGAAGAGTCATTACGAATCCCACAACTACATTCCAAATACTTTAAGATATTCTCAGCTGAGAGATTGCAGCTTCGCAAAATGCAATCCGATCACAAGAAATTATTCAGAGACAAATATGAGTGGTATAATGGATCATTATCTCAAGAAACAATGTCTCAATACAATTGGCAGCCAAACCCCCTCAAGATCCTTCGCACAGACATCTCGATGTATATTGAAGCAGACGATGATATTGTGACTTCCAACCTAAAGATTGATATGCAACAAGAAAAAGTTGATTTTGTCGAAGCTATTATAAAAAGCTTAACGACAAGAGGATACCAAATTAAATCAGCAATCGACTGGCACAAGTTTCAGAATGGAGCTTAATGGCTGACTTATCCATTGAAAAATTCAATTCAGTATATAACAAAATCCATTGTGATGCCGGCGTAGCCTTTGAATTAGGCGCCTATTTCACGTTTCAACTACCTGGTGCTAAGTTTATGCCATCTGTTCGTAAGCGACAGTGGGATGGAAAGGTAAGGCTTTTTAATACAGGCACCCACCTCATATATGCAGGATTAAATCCATATATTGAGCAGTTTGCGAAAGAACGTGAATATGAGGTGGAGTATCTTACAGAATTTGCAGCTGATGAATATTCAGTAGAAGAAGCTGAAACATTTTTAAGTAAGTTGAGTCTAACACATCAAGCAAGAGACTATCAGCTTGATGCGTATGTGTATGCAATACGGCATAGAAGAACATTATTAGTATCCCCTACAGCATCAGGTAAATCATTTATTATTTTTCTAATTGTTTGCTATCTACTTCTCAAAACAAAAGGTAGGATATTAATTGTAGTGCCCACAACATCGCTTGTACATCAAATGTGCTCTGATTTTGATTCGTACACAACAAACAAATCTCTCAAAGCGCTCGCTCATAAAATTATGTATGGATATGATTTAGAGACAGATAAGAGAGTGATCGTATCTACGTGGCAGTCAATTTACAAACAGCCAAAAAAATGGTTTGAACAATTCTCTGGGGTAATTGGAGATGAGGCTCATTTGTTTAAATCTAAAAGTCTTACAGGCATCCTTGGCAAAATGCCTGAATGTGATTACCGGTTTGGATTTACAGGAACGCTCGATGGCACACAAACCCATAAACTTATTTTAGAAGGATTGTTTGGTGCTTCGAGAAAAGTTATTTCGACAGCTGAACTTATAGAGCAAAAGCATGTAGCGGATCTTGATATTAAATGTATTGTTTTAAAATATACAGATGAAGAGCGCGAGGCAATGAAGAAAGCTCAATATCAAGATGAGATGGATTGGTTGGTTCGGCATGAAGGTAGAAATAGATTCATTAAAAATCTTGCTCTTTCATTGAAAGGCAATACTCTAGTATTGTATCAATATGTCGAAAAGCATGGTAAGATACTATATGATATGATACAAGGCACTGGTCGTGATGTAGTAATTGTGCATGGAGATGTTGACGCTGAGTCGCGTGAAGAGATTAGATTCGATACAGAGGAAAGTGATAGTAAAATTATTGTGGCATCGTATGGTACGTTTTCAACTGGCGTGAATATAAAGAACCTACATAATATTATATTTGCTAGTCCTTCAAAGTCACGCATACGCAACTTACAATCAATTGGTCGAGGGTTGCGGAAAAGCGATACGAAAGATAAAGCAGTGTTGTATGATGTTGCAGATGATCTAACGTGGAAATCGCATAAGAATTTTACACTACTCCATTTTGCAGAGCGAATTAAGATATATGGTGAAGAACAATTTGATTATAAAATCTACACTGTTAAGTTAAAGGGAAATAATGATAACACTACTAATGCTATCTAATGGACAAGAAATTATTGGCGAAATTGCAGTTTGGGGAAATAAAGTTACTTTAACTGATCCTCTTCAAATTAACTATAGGTCTATTCCCAATCAACCAATGCCAATGGTAAGTGTGAGTAGATATATGCCGTTCGCGTTGAAGCCGATAATTGAAATTGACAAAAAAGATGTTATGACAATGGCTGAGCCTTGTCAACCAATGATTGATTACTACGTTCATTCATTGAGCCATTATCGGTCGACGATAGATAATAATGTATATGAGGAATTATCAGCGGCTGCTCGACACATGAGCAATCAGGATATTGAAACAGCTGATGAAAATTATATTGGGATGCTGGAAGATTTTAAACACAGCGGTCCAATCAATTAGAATAATTATAAGATAGGAATATTATGGCGACACATTATGTTGATAATAAGCATCTATATGCTTGTATCATTGAATACAGACAATCAGTATTAAAAGCGAGAGAAGATGGTAGTGAGCGTCCCCGTATTCCTAACTATATTGGTGAGTGCATTTTAATGATTGCAAATCGTCTATCCACAAAACCCAACTTTGTAAATTACTCATATAGAGAAGAAATGGTGGCAGATGGTGTGGAAAACTGTATATGCTATATTGATAATTTTGATCCTCTCAAATCTTCTAATCCTTTTGCATACTTTACTCAAATCATTTACTATGCTTTCCTCCGCCGTATTCTAAAAGAAAAGAAGCAAACATACGTCAAGCATAAGTGCTTTGAAAATAACATGCTGTTTCATGAAATTATTGAACAGAGTGAATTTGATGAGAAGGATATGTCAAATTCCTTTGTAGACTTAGACAACAATCAAGTGTTTGAGTTTATCAAGTCCTTTGAAGACAATCTTGATTCTAAGAAGAAGAAGCGCAAGCAAGGTATTGAAAAATTTATTGAAGAAGATCTAACTGCTGTTATTACGGAAAACACACAAGTTAAAGACGACGAAGAAAACACTTAAACTATATTATGAAAATAGCCATTCTAGGTGACACCCACATTGGTGCGCGCAACGATAGCACGCACTTCCATTCCTTCTTTAAGAATTTTTATGATAATACTTTTTTTCCATATTTGGAAGAAAATAAGATCACTCACATTATTCAGCTAGGTGATGTATTTGATCGACGAAAGTATATCAATTTTCAATCACTGAAGTCGGGCAAAGAGTATTTGTTTGAGCGTCTTAATAAAGATTATCAAACTCATGTAATTGTTGGCAACCATGATACGTTTTATAAGAACACTAATGAAGTAAACTCATTACAACTCTTGTTGGGGGAATACAAAAACATACACGTAGTCAATAGCCCAACAGAAGTAATGTATGAGGATTTTAAATTCCTGTTAATGCCTTGGATATGCCAAGACAATGAAGAACAGTGTTTAAAAAGTTTAAAATCTACTGATGCTGAAGTTGTAGCAGGTCACTTTGAAATTGCTGGGTTTGAGATGTATAGAGGATCAGTTTGCGATCATGGTGTAAAGACCGACATATTCAACAATCTTAAAATGGTTCTGTCGGGTCATTTTCATCACAGATCGCAAAATGGAAATATACACTATCTTGGTACGCCATATGAAATGACGTGGTCTGATTATGATGATCAAAAAGGATTTCATATCTTTGACACAGACACCAAAGAACTCACGTTCATTCCTAACCCACATACAATATTTCATAAGTTTCAGTATGACGACGCGGAAAAGACATTAGAAGATTTTTCAGATCACGGCTATGAGCAATACAAAGATCAAATGATTAAAATTATTGTTCGCAACAAAACCAACCCAGCTTGGTTTGATTTAGTTGTAGATAAACTAGAAAAGGCTGGCGCTATTGATATTCAAGTTGTTGACGATCACTTCCACCTTGACTTGGAAGACGATGCTGATATTGTAAATGAAGCAGAAGATACTCTGACAATACTAAACAAATACGTCGACCAGCTACAAATGCAGGGTGATAGACAACGACTCGACACCCTTATTAGAACTCTATATCATGACGCTATGTCTGTGGAATAATTAATGATACATTTTAAAGCAATTAGATATAAAAATATTCTAAGCTCTGGCAATACGTTCACAGAGATACTTCTTGATTCGCATAAGACAACTCTCATTGTGGGTGAAAATGGTGCTGGCAAATCAACTATACTTGACGCATTGTCGTTTGGGCTTTACGGCAAGCCTTTCCGCAAGATTAATAAAAACCAACTTATTAATTCTATTAACGGCAAGGGTGCTGTAGTAGAAGTTGAATTTCATGTTGGCAAAAAACAATATAAAGTAGTCAGAGGTATTAAACCAAATACGCTTGAAGTTTATGTTGATAGTAATTTATTGAATCAGAATGCTGATGTTAAAGAATATCAAGAAGCATTTGAAAATCAAATTTTGAAGTTGAATCATAAAGCATTTAACCAAATTGTTATTCTTGGTAATGCGTCCTTTGTTCCCTTCATGCAGCTACCATCAGCTCATAGAAGAGAACTAATTGAAAATTTACTAGACCTACAAATTTTCTCTACAATGAATCTGTTGTTAAAAGATAAAGTAAGCATTAACAAGAGTAAGCTCACAGAAGTGGAATTTGCCTTGCAGTCAACAGCAGATAAAATCGAACTAACTAAAAAACATATTAAAGCTCTACAACAAAACAACGACGAACTTATAAAGGAAAGACAAGATAAGATTCAAGAGCTTAATACGTCTATCGAAAAAGCAAATGCCGACATCAACACAATTGTGGTAG